ACCAATTGTTGCGGATGCGTGATCGCGAAATGACCGCGGTAATAACTGCGGCGACAAAGCTGCGACTGACGAATCAATCGCGATATCAGCCTGTGGTGGCTGGGCGAGCGGCTGATCGTGGCGCCGTACAGGATACCCCGTGGCGCAAAAGCGCGTAACGCGCGCTCAGCAGGCGATCGATTGGATCGAGAAGTATTGCATCGTTCCCGAGGGCACGCTCGTCGGGAAACGGGTGAAGCTACGTTCCTGGCAGCAGGACGAAATCCGGCGGATATACGACAACCGGGCCGGCACTAGGCGGGCGATCCTCAGTTTCGGCCGCAAGAACGGCAAGACGGCGCTGAGTTCATTCCTGCTGTTGCTGCATTTGTGCGGCCCCGAGGCGCGACCGAACAGTCAGTTGTACTCGGCGGCGCAGAGCCGTGAGCAGGCCGGCATCCTGTTCGGCCTCGCCGCCAAGATCGTGCGGATGTCGGCACCGCTGGCGCGCGTCGTGGTGATCCGCGAAACCGCAAAGGAACTGACCTGTCCCGAGCTTGGTACGATCTACCGCGCGCTGTCCGCCGAAGCGACGACCGCGTTTGGTTTGTCGCCGGTGTTCGTCGTTCACGACGAATTAGGGCAGGTGCGCGGGCCGCGCAGCCGGATGTACGAGGCGCTGGAGACGGCGACGGGGGCGCAGGAGAACCCGCTGTCGATCGTGATCTCGACCCAGGCGCCGACCGATGCGGACCTGCTCAGCGTGCTGATTGACGACGGCCTGGCGGCGCACGATCCGCGCGTCGTGGTGTCGCTCTACACCGCGCCGATGGATCTGCACCCGTTCGGTGAAGAGGCGATCCGCGCCGCCAACCCGGCGTTCGGGGATTTCCTCAACGCCACCGAAGTGCTCGGCATGGCGGCCGACGCCGAGCGCATGCCGAGCCGGCAGAGCGAATACGAAAACCTGATCCTCAACCGGCGCGTCGAAGCGTCGGCGCCGTTCATCAGCCGCCAGTTGTGGATCGCCTGCAATGCCGAGCCGCTGCCGCTGGCCGGCCACCCTGTCTACGGCGGCCTCGACCTGTCGGCGGTGTCCGATCTGACCGCCTTGGTGCTCGGCGCGCGGGTTGATTCGGTGTGGCAGATACACCCGACATTCTGGCTACCGGGCGACGGGCTGGCGGCGAAGGCCAGGGCCGACCGGGTGCCCTACGATCTGTGGCACCGCGACGGACATCTGCTGGCGGCGCCCGGCAAGAGCGTCGATTACGAGTACGTCGCCGAGCATCTCCGCGGGCTGTTCGACCGGCTGGATATCCGCAAGATCGGCTTCGATCGGTGGGGTTGGAAACACTTGCGGCCGTGGTTGCTCAAAGCGGGTTTCACCGACGCGCAGCTTGAGCAACACTTTGTGGAATTCGGGCAGGGCTTCCAAGACATGGCGCCGGCACTGCGCGCGCTTGAGGCCGAGATCCTGAATGGCCGGCTGGCGCATGGCGGGCATCCGGTGCTGTCGATGTGCCTCGCCAACGCCACCGTGAAGATCGACCCGGCCGGCAACCGTAAGCTGGCGAAAGACAAGTCCGCGGGCCGCATCGATGGCGCGGTCGCGCTCGCGATGCTGGCCGGCGTCGCGCCCCTCGAGGAGCCGCGGTTCAACCACCGCACAATGATCGCTTAGGCGGTACATCATGGAATTGCGACTGAAAGCGTCTGCGGCGCCGCCGCCGGCGGACGACCCGCTGGAATTTGTCATGTCGGACGGCAGCGTCGACCGCATGGGCGACGTGATCGAGCCGGAAGGCTGGCAACTGGACCGCTTTCGCGCGAATCCCATTGCGCTGTTCGGCCACAACCCGGGTTTTCCGATCGGCAAGTGGCGCGATGTCGGTGTGCGCAAAGGGCAGCTCACCGGCTCGCTCGAATTGATGGACCCGGTGTCCGACCGGCTGCGCGAGATACACACCGCGGTCAAGGCCGGCGTGCTGCGCGCCGTCAGCGTCGGATTTCACAGCGATAAGGCTGAGCCGCTCGGCAAGTCCGGCGGCCTCAGATTCACCGAGGCCGAGCTGGTCGAGTGCTCGCTCGTCTCGGTGCCGGCAAATCCGAATGCCCTGGCGATCGCCAAGGCGCTCGGACTCTCCCGCGAAACTCGGGCGATGATCTTCGGCGGGATAGCCGAACCGGATCAGCTCGCCACGACCCGCGGGCTCAATGGCGGGATAGCCAACGGAGACCCGAAATCAGGAATTAGGAAAATGAACTACAGCGAACGTATCGAAGCCGCCCAGCAGGAAGTGGTCGGGCTGCAAGACCAGTTGGCGAGCCTGCCGGATCTTGAGGATGTGGCGAAGGTGACCACGCTGACCAGCAAGATCGGTGAAGTGAAAGACAAGATCTTTGCCTGGGTCGAGGCCGAGCGGGCGCTCGGCTCCGAAGCCGCGCCAATCACCGTGCCGAAAGAGCGCATCCAGGTGTTCCGGCCGAGCGAGCCACTGCCGACGACCAAGGCGTGGGCGCAGCCGAAGCGCAAGGAGATCCCGCCCGAGGAGCACCTGCTGCGCGAGTTCGTGGCGACCGCGGTCGGCTATGTGAAGCGCATCCCGCTCGAGGTGGCGCTCGCCGAGTGCTACGGCAGCTATGGCGATTTCGAGCAGACTAAGGGCGTCTTCGAATGGCGGCAGCGGGCCGCCACCGCGCCGGCGACCACCACAACCAGCGGCTGGGCCGCCGAATTGGCCGTTGTCGGGCAAGGCGCCTGGTTCAACGCGCTGATGGCCGGGTCGATCTTTCAGCCGGTGGCATCCCGCGGCATGAACATCACGCTCGGCCGCAACGCCTCGATCAGCATGCCGACGCGGCAGGCGACGCCAACCATCGCCGGCTCGTTCGTGGCCGAAGGCGCGCCGATTCCGGTGCGGCAGGCGGCGTTCACGGCGGTGACGATCGGCCTCAAGAAAATGGCCGTCATCACCAGCTATACCCGCGAGATTGCCGAGCACTCGACGCCCGAAATCGAGACGATCCTGCGGCAACTGATCATGGACGATACCGGCGTCGCGGTGGATACCGTGTTCATCGATGCCACCTCGGCGACTGCGGTGCGGCCGGCCGGCATCCGTTCCGGTGTCGCCGGTCAGACGCCGACCGCGGGTGGCGGGTTCACCGCGCTGGTCGGCGACATCAAGCTGCTGGTCGGCATCCTGGCGGGCATGAACTCACTGTCCAATCCAGTGTGGATCATGAACCCGGTGCAGCAGATCGCGATCTCGCTGACCCAGAATGCCGGCGGCGAGTTCCCGTTCCAGGCCGAGATCAACGGCAACCGGCTGATGGGCTATCCGGTCGTGATCTCGTCGACGGTGCCGGCCGGCATGATCATCCTGATCAATGCCGACGACCTGATGGTGGTGCAGGGCGACACGCCGCGGTTCGATGTCAGCGATCAAGCGACGCTGCACTTCGAGGACACGACGCCGCTGCAAATCTCGACACCGGGCGCACCGAACACGGTGGCGGCGCCGGTGCGGTCGATGTTCCAAACGGACTCGCTCGCGCTGCGCATGATCCTGCCGATGAACTGGGCGATCCGGCGGCTGCCGGCGCCGGTGGCGTGGATGACCGGCGTCACCTGGTAGTGCGCTCCTACGCATGGCTGAAGCCGGCCTCGTGGTTGCGGGGCCGGCGCATTGAGAAGGACGATGACGATGCCAAACGACGAACTCAAGCAGGAATACGAGCAGCAGAAGGAGCGGCGGGCGACGTTGACGAATATGACGCTGGCCGCGACCGATGGGATGGCACAGCCGCCGACGCCGACCCAGGAAGAAAACGACCTCGCCGCGCTCGGGCTCTTACACCCGGACGAAAAGGCGCAGGCGGACCTTAAACCGATGCCGTCGGTGGCGGCGCAGCAGGCGTACCTCGCGACGGGCGAGGCATTGCCGGCCGCGCCCGCCGCCAAGCCGGCGCCACGCCCCGCGGCGCCGCGACAGGAGCCGGTGCGCCACGAGCCGCCGCGGCACGAAAGGTCGTAAATGTCGCTCGTCGAGCGGTCGGCGGGTGCGCTGACGCGCATCTTCCGGCCGCGTGCCAAGGCGCTGACCCGCTCGTCGCCGTCGAGCGGCTACATCCCGCCGTCGTGGCCGTGGAATTTCTGGCAGCTCGGCTACGATCCGATCCCGGTGGGCGGCGGCGCAATCGTGGCGGCGTGCATCGACACCTATGCCCAAACCGCCGCCGAGTGCCCGCCGTCGCACTGGCGCTCGACCGGCGACAACGGCCGCGAGCGCGTCACCAATAGCGCGCTGTCGCGCGTCATGCAGAAACCGAACGCCTACCAGAGCGGCTCCGACTTCATCCTCAACCTGGTCGGCTACCTCTATGGCGACGGCAACGCCTACGCGCTCGCCATCCGCAACAACCGCTTCGAGGTCGGCGAGCTGCACCTGATGGATGCCGCCTCGTGCGAGGCCACCGTCGCCAGCAACGGCCAGGTATTCTACTCGCTCGCCGGCAACCCGGTGGTCGAGGCGGTATTGCCGCATGGTGCCTTGCAGCGGGTGCCGGCGCGCGACGTGCTGCACCTCAAATTGAACGCCCGCGGCAATCCGCTGAAAGGCGAGCCGCCGCTGATCAACGCCACCGCCGATATCGCCGCCAACCAGGCGATGCTGCGGCAGACCCAGACGATCGCGCAAAACCAAAGCAAACCGTCCGGCGTCTTGACGACCGACCAGCCGCTCGAAGACTGGCAGAATAAAGAAATCCACCAGATGTGGCTGGAGCGGACCACCGGCGCCGGTGCCGGCGGCGTGCCGATCCTGTCGTCGGGGCTGAAGTTCCAGGCGATGAGCACCAGCAGCCGCGATGCTCAGTATGCCGAGATGATGCAGATCACCGATGGCCACATCGCCACCGTCTACGGCATCCCGCTGCCGCTGCTGTCGCTGTGGGGCGTGCAAACCGCGGCGGGCGCCACCGCCGACCTGATGCGATACTGGGTCGGCGGCCGCTTCGGGTTCTGCCTCGACCACATCGAAAACGGCATCGGGCTGTTTTTCGGCCTCGCCGGCTGGCCGCAGGAATACCTCGAATTTGACACCGCGGCATTGTTGCGCAGCGCCCAGCGCGACCGCATCGAGGCGCTCGCGCGCGGCGTGCAAGGCGGCATCTACAGCCCGAACGAAGCGCGCGCGCTCGAAGACTTGCCGAAGGCCAAGGACGGCGATCAACCGAGGGTGCAGCAGCAGGTCGTGCCGCTGGATGCGTGGTCGAACCCGCCGCCGGCGACGCCGCGGCCGGACGCGGCGCAACCGGCACCAGCCGCCAGCGCCAACGAAAACAAACCTGCCGATGCCGCGGCGGCAAAGGCGGCGAGCATTGCCGAGATGCGCAGGAGGGCACATGCCGCCGTTTG